TGCCGTCGTCCCGTACTGCCCTACTGTCGCCGTATTTTCTCACGACGATGTCAGGTCACAGCTCGGTGCAGTCCCCGAGACCCTGTCTCGCTTTTCGTTCCCGTACGCGGATTTATATCCGACGGGCTTGTCAAGAGTGGGCGTACATCTTCGGATGTCCGTCGCCCACGGTCAACCTTGATTCAGATTCCTGCCTTGGGATGGCATCTGAAGTCAAGAAGCTTCTGTCAGAGTGTCCTTCCATGGATCACGAGGCCATTATGGCCTGGCAAAGCATGAAGAAGGGTCTTCCTGATTCGTGCAAGTGCATGGAATTGCCGCTTTTGACGAAGGTTGTTGAGAACTTCGGGCTTGGACAAGTCCCGATTCCTGTCGATTACCTTTCTTTCGTGCGTTCTGAAGCACGACGCCTTTTCCGCAAGGGATGGGCGAAGGGAATTTATGAGAATCGGGTTTTGACTTGTTCACCCGGATTGTCTGGTACCGTCGATTCCCCCAGGGCTCACGGTGGATGCCAATCTGACTGGCAGAACGAGCATGCCTCTTTTCTGGAGACGTGTCTCGGTTCCGACGCCATTAATCTCGATCCCCTCCTCGGGGCCGAATTGATGGTTGTTCAGTCGGCTGGCAAGCCCCGCCCCTTGACAAAGTTCGTCGGGGAGTCTCTTGTCCTTAAGCCCCTTCATGACTCCATCTACGATCGCCTGCGCGGTTGTCGGTGGCTGTCAGTCGGGGACGTTAGGGCGGAGACTCTCGATCGAGCTCGTTTCTCGGAATCGATCGGCGGCGTTTTGACCTCCGGTGACTACAAATCGGCGACTGATCAGTTGTCGCTTGAAGTAGCTGAGGTCATTTTGTCGGAAATCCTTCGCGGCGCTCCTGAAGTGCCCGCACACCTGAAAGAGTACGCTTTGCGTGCCCTTCGCCCATCTCTGTTTCATGAGAGATTGGGGCTTAAAGGTATGCGACCTTCCCGAGGTCAGATGATGGGATCTTATCTTTCTTTTCCTCTCCTTTGCCTTCAGAATCGCTTCGCTTTTCTGTACGCAATGAGGGAGGCTGGTCACTCTCGTAGTGATTCGGAGAAGATCCCTTGTCTGATAAACGGTGACGATATCCTTATGCAGACGTCTTTGCGGACATCTAATATTTGGATGAAGACCGTTTCTTCTCTCGGCTTGGAGGTCGAAAGGACAAAGACAAGCGTTGACGAGCATTTCGGCACTCTTAATTCGACTTTACTTCGCTGGAGTGGGGGGAACCTTCGGGTTCGTCCCACTCTACGATTTGGTCGTTTAAGACAGGCCGAATTCGTCAATTCGCTGTCGGTTGCTTTTCGAGATTGGCTCGCAGGAGTGAAGGGTAACCTTCGCTTCAGGGCCGGGGTAGTCTTTTTCAAACGTAATCTGGCGCTCCTTCGCTCAACTAGATTGAGTCTGTTGGAGCTCGGATTTCGTGGAAGACTTGCCCACCGTCTCGGGGTTCTTTTTTCGATGGATTCTGCCCTTTCTGAGCTTTCTCCTCCACCGATTCCGGTCGGACACAACTGTGTACCGGATTCGCTTTGTACAATCAAATTGGAGGAGGATTGTGCTCCTGAAGTTCTCTTGGCTAACGATCGCGAAACCGCAGCTTGGAAGTTCTCCTTCAAGTATCGTCAATGGCTTGACCGAGCGAAGATTCTTTACTTCGTTCGATTGAGTGCCATCAACTCGCGTCGTGAGCCGCAACCTTGTCTGGCGGGAGTGAGGTCTTGGGTTACCCCGAGTTCTTCACTTCCACTCTTTTTGGAGCCTCGACCGTCCAAGCCCCGTCGGCGGTGGATCTTCGACTCATTGCTTGTGCAACGAGACGAAGGTCCCCCTCCCGCGTACTCGGATCGAATTGGGGTCTCGCTCTCTTCGGGGAGCCACGACGCGACAAAGACTGGGAAGGACAGTAAAGACAGTTGGGGAGTGATCGACTTCGGCATTCACTCGGCATCGCACGTTTAGTGCGTCGACCAAACTCAACAGTTCGGGCTTCTTTCTCAGTTGCCGATGACGTCAACGGTTTCCACCTGGTTACGGTGTTACCCGAAGGCCTTTCTGTGGCGAGTGTCAGACGTCCCTTGAGGACGCTTCTCGCAGTCGGTTAACCCCCAGTGGGCGTTTAGTAGCTGGCAGCTGCGCGAATCCTTTGTTCCGGATTCTTCGCTCCCGGGTGCTTCACAGGCGGGAGGTAGGGCTAACCAGGCGGGCTCCTCTGACTAGGTCAGTGGGTGGATGTA